CCAGTAGCGATGATGGCAACTCAGCCAGGATGGTGCCGCTGACCATAGTTTCGCGGAACTCGTGGGCCGTGGCGGCCTGCATCAGCAGCCAGGCGCGGACTGACGGGTGGCGCTCCAGATCGAGTCCGGCCTGATACCGAATCAGCAGTTCGCCAGCAGGACGCCCAGCGGGAAAGTACAGAAAGCTTTCACGCCCACGGTTGCGCAGGCTGTACGTGACCGTAAGTTCTTCCTCTGTCCCGTCAGCCTGGATGCGGCTGATCGAAAGAACATCGATGGCCTGCCCGATATCGAGCGCATGACCGGAGATGTAGTGCTCCGGCCATTCTTCCTCGTACTCAGCCTGACGAATTGCGGCGCCGGTTTTGTTTTCTGCCTGCCCCGTGACGCCCGGTATGATCACGCCCTCGATCAGCTCAGACACCGTGTCCTCTGGGTCGAGGCGGCATTGATAGGCCACCTGAGCCAGCGTCAGTACCGGCTCACCGATGTAGGCGATGCGCCGGGCCATGGTCAGGGCTTCCCTTCGTCGTCACCCTCAGCATCACTGTCCGGGTCGGGATCGGCGTTGTTGTCGGTGTCATCCAACAGATCCAAATCCGATTCCGGCTCTGGGCCTTGCTCAGCATTCGGGACGCTCTGCCGTTTCGGAGCCGAGCCCTTCGTTCCTTTCGCACCAGCTGCCTTGATCTCGGCCAGTACCGTTTTCTTATCAGTGATGGAGGCGACACCCGCCGTCTCCAGGACTTCGGCTTGCTCGGGCGCGAAACCCGCCACTTCACCCGGCGAGTAGCCTTTCCAAACTTTGATGAACTTCACTAGCGTCATGCTCATGACCAAACCCTCAAGGAAACAAAAATATCCCGCCATCCGTGGCAGGAAGCGGATTACATACCGGCGCCCCAAGTGATGCCGGTACCGACCGCGACCGACTCAGGGTGACGTGGCGCAAAGTCGTGTTTGCTGATCACTCGGATGAGGGTTTGGTCACGCTGGAAAGCGCTGACGGTGTTGCCGCCGGCGTCCTTGTAGGAAGCCTCGGTGCTGATCGCGACTTCCAGATTGGTGTCTTCACCGATGTAGCAGTCAGCGAAGTTGACGAAGTAGATCTCCGACTCGTTGCCGCCCGCACCGAGGTTGACCGGTATCTGGGTAGAAAGCGCGACGGGGTAGCCCTTGAAGAGCATGGTGTCCACTTCGGGATATGCCTTGTTGCCGTTGCCGTCACGGAGCGCCTGCAACCAGCGCAGCGTGCGCGGGGCCATGATCCAGCCGCAACCTGCCAAGTCGACGTTTGCCGCCTCCAGGCGCAGCATCATGCCGCCCATATACAGATCGACGATTGCGATGGTTGCCCCGGCCGGAGCACCCAGAACGTTACCTGCCGGGGCCCAGTAGCGCAGACCCTTTGGAAGCAGATCACTGCCGGCGCTGCGGATGAACGTGATGTCTTCAGATAGGCCCATGCTGATCGCCAAATCGCTGCCAACTTGAGCGTCCACACGAGGGTTGACGCCCGAATGCGCCAACAGATCATTGGCAATCGGCACCAGGGCGGCTGCTTTTTTCGACGACAGTTTCATGTCGCCGAACTGCATCTCAGTCACTTGGATATCTGTTTCTGTGCCGATGTAGCTAACCGATGTATTGCCCAGGACGCGGGGCATTGTCAGGTTGCCATTGTTCAGCGGCAGGCTGACCGCGCCCATGCGGCGAACCACTGATTTGGGACGAAGGGACTCAATCACGCTGGTACTGAAGTTTTCCGGTACCAACACACCGCCAGCACCCGGAGTAACGGTGGACAACGCCATATGCACATCGGCGCCAAAGCCACCCGCCTTGGCCAAGTCCGCTGCGGCCTGCTGGTTACCCTTGGCCTGTGCCAGTACCCGGACCATCTGCGCCATCGCGACGCCAGGCTTGGTTGTTTCGTTGAACGGGCCAGAGATATGGCCGGCAGGCGGGCCGTTAATGCCTTGGGCACTTTCGCTCAGCGGCACAGCCGTACTGGCTGCCAGGCGCTCGGCGACCTCCGCTCGACTGATCTTTTCAGAGAGGGAGGTCATCTTTGTTTCGAGCTCAAGAAACTGAGCGAGCTGTTCCACCGTCAGACTGGTACCGGCGCCCTCCAGTTTCGCCAACGCCTGGAGTTGCACGTTGAGCGCGGCGCGTTCGCTTCGCATTTGAATAACAAGGGACATGGTGCCTCCTGGGCATAAAAAAACCCGCCGAAGCGGGTGGGTGGTTACTGCCGCGAACGCGGTCAGAAACGAACTTGTAAATCCTGCGCCGCAGCCCGAAGGCTGATACGGCCTGACTGGCGTTGCATGCGGCTTTGCGCGACTGCGCGAGAGATGTCGTCAACGGCGTCCTGCGGACTCTGCAAGCGATCTGCCAGACCTGCCGCGATACCCGCCTGACCGCGATACAACCCGGCCTCTGTGGCCCGGACTGCCTCAATACTCATGCCGCGATAATCGGCCACAGCTCCAACAAACAGCAGGTAGCTCTCCTGCACCAGATCCTGAAGCACCTTCAACGATTGCTCGGTAAGGGGTTCATGAGGGGTGAGGTCATTTTTATGAGCACCGGCGAACACTGTGGTGACCCGAACGCCCGCAGCCTCCTCCTGCTTGGAACGGTCCATGTGACTGGCAATCACGCCAATGGACCCGATGCCGCTGGTCTGACTGACCACCAACTCGCTGCACGCACTACCAATGAGATACCCGCCGCTGTATGCCATGAAGTTGACCAGGCCCGTGATCGGTTTGATCAGAGACATGGCGCGGATATCGGCCGCCAACTCAAAAGCACCTACCGCAGCGCCGCCGGGACTGTCGATATCGAGAACGATACGTTCGACCAGCGGATCGGCGATGGCCTGCCGCAGCTGCTGGCGCAGGCCTTCAAAGCTAGTCATCGTTTCGCACGCGTTAATATGGCTCCCGCGACTGACCAGAAAGCCGTGAACAGGGATAACCTGGACGCCCGTGGTCGCGATGGCACTGCGCTGCTGCTCGACTTGCTGCTGCTCCCGTGAGTCGCCGTCATCGGCGTCCATGAACATGCCGGCCGAGCCAGCATTGCCAATATTGATAATGTTGAGATTCATGGCCTGGTTCGCCCAGCGTACCCCGAGGTCGAGCATATCGCGCGACACCAGCAGCGGCTGGTTGAACATCAAGCCAGATGCCCGTAAGTAGTGTTTCATTGCGCAAGCATCCTCTCGATTTCGTGCTGTTGCAGCTCCAGCTGCGCCCGCACTTTAGGGTCTGCCAGGTTGGCCGGCTCCTTGCCTGCACCCACCATGTTGAGCGGCTGGAGATAGACATCGCCACCGTCAACCGGGGGCATATTCTCCAGACGGCGAATGTCATTGACCGACAGCCAACCCCATTGCCGGCCGATGGCGTACGCCTCATAGCGACTCTTCTGGTCACCACGCATGAGGCCGGCCAGGTTGAACTCAATGAAGTACTCCCGACGATCCGCCGGCAGTAGGAAGTCGCGCATCATTGCTTGCTCGTGCCGTTTGATCCAAGGCAGCAGGCTGAACACTACGAACTGAATCAGCAGCTGTTCAATGGTGTTGTAGTTCGCCTTGTCCAGGTCGTTGACCATTGGCAGCGGGATTTTGTAAATCCGCGCGCAGTCGACACCGGACAATTTCAGAATGCCGATTATTTCGGCATCGACGTTTGTCATGGATACGGGCTTGAAGGTCATGCCCTCCTGCAGCATCGCGACCTTCTTGGCGTTATCCATGCCGCCGAACTTGCTGCCCCACTGATCCAGCACCCGGTCAATCGAACCCTGATCCTTGATTGCCGGAGCTTCACGCGGACGTTCAATCACGCCCGAAACGGCAACGCCGTTAGCAAATGACTTGCCGGTGTACTGCCGCACTGCCTGGGCCAGGCCAACCGCTTCAGCGTGCAGCAGAATCGGCGACATACCCTCGTAATGGTTGTGCGAATGCCAGCGCACGTGATGAATCTGACGCATCGCAAAGCGGTCCACGTGAGCACCGATCTGGTAATACGGCAGCAAGTCCGAGCCCTTGCAGACAATGACCTTGCTGTTATGCACTGGCCAGAGTGACGCCACGTTTCCATCATCGCGGCGCTCAATGAAGCTGTAGCAGTTCCCGCGAAGCCCCAGTGCCATCTGGCCGCACTCGCGGAATTCGTACGGCGTCTGAAAGCCGTTAGGCTGATAGCGCAGCACGTCGTATAGCGGATGGTTGATGGCGGGATCACGCTGGCCACCTTGCGACCGGCGATACAATTCGAGCGGTAATTGGGCGACGCTCTCTGCCAGCAGCGTTACGCAGTTTTGAACGATAGGCACCGCCAACGCAGATTCCGGCGTGACCTGGACGCCCGAGCTATTTTTGCCGGAGCCGATGAGGCCGCGCCAGAATGTGCTGCTCCCATCACCGACGCTACCCGCAGTACCATTCGCCAACTGCTTGCTGAAGAACATGATCAAACTCCCCCATCGGTGGACGGGGCACGCGCCAAGGCCGCCGACGCCTTGTCAGCGAGGTACGACCAAATGATCAACCCAACGCCCGCGACGATGAATCCAGCAGGAACACTGAGCTGGGCAACTCCGGCGACCAGCAGGCCGAAGCCCACCAGACCAGCGACCCAAGCCAGCACTTCAAGAAACGTCATATACCTGCCCCTTCGTCGTAAATGGATTTTCCTGAACCTTCAATGGCCGTACCGCTCAGCCCTGTCGCCATCAATGCAGCGACCATGCCGTCAATCCGCCCGGTGGCTTTGGCCTTGTCCGCTTTGCGGTTGCCCGCCGGATCGCTGACGATGACCGCGTTACCTGCACACCAGGTCATCACCGGATTGTCGTCATGGCGTAGCGTCTCGACGTCGGAGACTTCGCTGATGACCTCGTAGTCATCAGGCGACAAATCAATCACGTCACCGTCAGCCTTCGGTGGAAGCCCAAGCAAGCGGCGCTCGAACTCGTCGACCGCTGGCCCCATGTCTTTGAAGCCCTGACCGAATGCGGCCATTTCCGGTAGCTCGATGTCGTGCTCGACCATCAGCTGTTTAAGGTCTTCGATACGCCAGCGGTCATAAGCTATTTTGCGAACGTCGAAGTAGCCGCAGATCGCCTGCAACCGCCGCAGTACATGCAGCTTGCTGATCGCCCGGCCCGGCGTCGTTTCCAGGTGCTTTTGTTTCACCCACAAGCCATACGGCACCTTGTCGCGCTTCTCCCGCTCAGCCAAGTCGTGGTCGGGGATCCAGAAGTACGACAGCAGCCGCCAGTGCGGATCGGCAGCGGTGGGATAAAACAACAACACGAACGACGTCAGGTCGGTGGTGCTGGCAAGGTCGAGCCCGGCGACACAAGGCCGGTCACGCAGGATGCGCATCGGCACACGTTCAGCGGCCTCACTCCAGACATCCCACGAAATCCACGGCGACTCCGCTTGGGTCCATTCGCAGAAGTTGAGCCGACGCACCACCGACTCCTGAGCTGGCAGGCCACGCGCTGATCGGATCTGCTCGCGCAAGTACTCCCGACCGGGGATACCGTCGCTCTGACCATCAGCTATAAAGTCCAGAGAGGGGTTGACCTTAGCCCAGCAGGACTCATCCTTGAACGGGTCGTCACCTTCATCCAGCGAGCAGATGAACGCGAAGAAACTGTCGTCATCTTCCTGCCCGGAACACAGCCGCACGCCGAGGTCATGATATTGGCCGCAAACCGTTTTCTTGTCCGACCCGCTGTTGGTGATCATCACCACCAAAGCCTTGCGCCGATTCTTGGTTCCCGCGCGCATCATGTTCACGACGGTCGCAGTCTTGTGTTCGTGCACCTCATCCAAGAGTCCGATATGCGGACGTGGGCCGGACTGCCCTTCGTCGGCACTGATCGGGCGGAAGAATGAATAGGTGTTCGGGTAGAACAGGTTCCAGACCTTCTCGTCGCGGCCCGACTGAACCACCCGGCTCGACAGCCGCTTCGACATGTTCACCATCGACACGGCATCGCGGAACAGGATCATGGCCTGATCACGCTTGGTCGCGGCGGCGTAGATCTCGGCGCGCTGCTCGCCGTCGGCCACCAGACCATACAAGCCGATGCCACCCACCAGCGGGCTCTTCCCGGACCCTTTACCGGTTTCGATGTAGGCCAGGCGGAAGCGGCGACGGCCACTAGTGGTCATCCAGCCGAACAGACTGCCTACGACAAACGCTTGCCAGGGCGCGAGGAAGAATGGCATCCCTTCATAATCGCCACCGTTGAGGCAAAGTACCTCTTCGAAAAAACCGATGGCACGGTCGGCAAGCGCCCGATCCAGACCAGACCACGTGCCGGGCCGTGCTCTTGGTCGCGCAGATGCCGGCGACAGGCATTGCGAACATCAGGACCGGCAACTATCTCTCCCGCCAGCACCGCGTGAGCGAATGCGGTGACACGGTCATCAGCTGAAGTATCGGTCTGCGGCGTCTCGTTGCTCATTGGGGAATAGCTCGCCTTGCGGCTGCGTAGCCGTTTTCAGGTTACGGCGGGCCATGGGTGAAAAACCAAACGCCGCGCCAGCGGCGTTCGCGCGCTTTTCAGCGTCATTGGCGAGCTGACGAAGGACGTGCATCTGCTGAGCACCAGTCTTGAATGTCTGGATGTCGCCACCCAGCTCGTCGGAGGAGCCGGCGTTACGCGCCGCGATCAGGCGTTGGTACCGAACCCAGTCGGCGTAGGCCTGGCAATAGGTGGCGAGCGCCATCTGATCCATGCGCGAAATTAGCCCGAGTGCCATGAGATCCGGAATCAGCCGCTCCCACTCGGCGACGGCAACGTCGCTGAGTACGTCGGGCATCGGTGGCTCACACACTGGCACCGCCGGTTCTTTCACTTCAGCGATCAACTCATCAAAGTTTTTTCTGCTACGATTGCCCTGCAAAATATGCAGCACCGAGGGCTTCGCTGGTCGCCCTGAATTTCCATTTCCAGCCATTTTTCACCTCAAAATTTCGATACCCCCCCCTCCCCATATTTCCCGACTTTGCGCACAGAGAGCGAGAGGCGGTCTAGCTATGGATAGTCTGAAACTTTTTCGCTCCCCCTCCCCATAGGCTCCGTCTATGCACCAAAAACGTGCGAAACCGCCGATTCCTGGCCTCATCGCCGATTCCAATGATGATTCGGATCGAGGGGCAGCCCCGAGGCTGTGCAGCCGACCATTCGCCCGCTTTTCTCAAGCCTTTGCTTCGTCGAGTCGTGGCATAATTTGCAAAGCGGCTGCCAGTTGGCCGTATTCCAGAACAATTTCCAGGCAGTCTTGATGCGCTGTGCGTCGCCACTCGCCTTGGCATCCTTAAGTCGAGGCGGTTCTTTGTGGTCGACGATGATCGCCGCAACAGGCCTAAGATTTGTCGCGCACATGCAGCACAGCGGATTCATTCTCAGGAACGCATCCCGCGATTGCTGCCATCGGTACCCATATCCACGCGCAGAGCTGCTATAAACGCGTTGGTTAGTCATCGTATTCATGCCCCCAACCAACTCTCCCGTTGGCACGCACCTAAGGAAATTAAATGATTAAAAGGATATTTTTTGTAGACAGAAATGTAATCTCTAGAATTAAAGATTCTACACTTACTGAAGATAATCGATTGCTTCTCGAAAGCATTGATATCAAAGGACATCGAGTCACCTCATTGCTCGCTACGGTTGAAGGCCAGTCAGGCGTAATGCAGACGCTTGACGAACTTAAAACATCCATCGCGAAAGACTACGTTACATTGAAAGGCTTTTTTAAGCATGCCGCGACCCAGGACATGGAGATGGCGCTCGCTTCGGAGTCCCATCTCCATGGGTTACTCGAACTAACTCAAGAACGATGGGAAAAATACGCAGCGTTCATTGGATTCGCGCAGTCCATGCTTTATCAAGACGTTGGGTCTGCCAAGCGTAAAGCCACCAGAGACGCGATACTCAAAAAGGCTGACGAACTTGCCGTACCTCGAAGCAGCTTCGAGGTTCTTTGTGCAATTTCAAGCTTATATCGCCTTGATTATGCATATAGAACACTGAAACCAAGCCCAAAAATCACCGAGACAGAAAAACGCATTCATAACGCGCTTCAGGACCTTTCTCTCGTACGCTTATTCTTGACACTAAAAATGCTTCTACAAGCGGAAGGCGTATCAGAGACATACTTCATAACATTTGACGAGTGGCTTGCCGGATTTGTAAGAATCGCACAGATTGAACCTATGGGGTTTGTGCAGACGGAGACGCTTAGCAGTCATTTCAGGGTTTCACCCACCAAAGAACTGTTCCCCGGAATATCTGATGCAGATTTTGAGGAACTCTACCCGCTCTTGGGTGCTACTCGCCAGCTAATCGGGTGGGCGGTCCCTTCTCCTCAAATCAAAATGCGCTACAGATTGAGCCTGGTTTTAGAATCCGACACTAACAAACAAATTAATCAGCACTCCGAGTAGGCTGAGATCGAGCCAGATTGCCACTGCTCTGGCATACAGATCCGACTAATACCGCGAGCAACATCACTAATGGCCATGACGCTGCCGGCATTACCAGTGTGCCCTGGCTTATGTAGATCATGCCGGCCCCCGCATTGACCATAACCAACCATGCGAGGCAGCTTATTTTCCGGCGGAACCGTGCGCCGTTGCGCCGGAACGTGAACAGTCGAACAAACAATGCCAGGAATAACCAAAACGTGGCCTGCGTGAGTAGCGCGGGAATCAGCGGGTTATCCATCCTGACCTCCAGGTTGTTCTGCACTGAGACGCCCGCGCCGCTTGATGGCAGCGAGCGCGACAGTGACAACCAATACCGCCGCCCCAAACGCTGCTGGACCGGAGTACTTGAAAGGCCGAATGCCCCAGACCTCGAAGTCCACAAGCGCAGGTGCAAACAGGTAACCCATCACAAAGGAAACCAGCAGGAAGACAACACGCTTCCACACGGGCATCTCTTCCGTCGTGGTGAAGAACACCAGCGCACCGGCTAACGCTCCGATGGCGGCCAGCGTGTCGATACCAGTCAACAGCCCAGCAAATCCGGCACCAGCAGCGCCGGCCACCACGACAGATGCGGTCGTGCTCGCTGGCTCGGCCATGCTTGTTCTCCAATGCGGCCACCCAAAGGCGGAAATAGAAAACCCCGCCGAAGCGGGGTTAGTGACGGCCAGGGGAAGCCGGGTGTCGCATGCACAGCACGTGCTCGGTTGGCGACTCAGACGCAAATCGCAGATCGTGCCTACGTTGTACCTGCGTTCGGAAAGACCGAAAAGAGGCGTTTAACGGTTGGACAGAACACGACAACAATGCAACATCAATACGACCACAATACGACAACATGCCCCGACGAACGGCTACAGACGTGCACGCCGTGCGCCTTGATTCGTGACCTTGCAGTAATCCCCTTCATGCCGCCGCCCGGTATGGCCACGCGTGGTGCCGCTGCGAATCACCAAGATCAACATGACCTGCTGATGCAACCGGTGCACCCAGTTGCGGTACGTCCGGTCAGCCCCTTCAGGAATACCGACTACTCGCATCTGTTCACGCACAGATGCCAGGGCGCAGTACCTGTACACCGCGAGCTTCTCCAAACCGTCGAACCCTTTGCGCTTCAGCTCCGCGACAGCCGCTTCGACTTCAGCAGCGATCATGTCCATTCCAATACCCGCGCCGTCGAGGATGCGCGACCCCGGCGTGCCACGTGGAGGTGCGCCGCCCCATTCGATGATTGAGCCCATCTGACTACCGAGGCCACCACCCAAGCCGAACCGCCTCGACTGCTCGCCCCAGTGAACCATCAACTCGTCTATTTCCCTGATCATTGCGCCTTCCCCCCACAAAACAAACCCAACACAGAAATAACCCAACCCAACACAAACCCAACACAGCTAACAGCCTTTAAATTCAACGACTTATAAATATGTGTGTTGAGTGTGTTGGGTTGGTTGGGTTTATCGGTCATCGCATTAGAATTTTTTACTGCGTTTAATACCGGTGGAATTAATGTCATGCACGCGCCCGCGCGATGCCAAACCCAACACACCCAGCACAACGCCCCCGAGCCCGCGCAAAATGGGCGGCATACCTGTGTCGAGTCATTGAAACCAACCCAGCACAGACCCAACACACCCAACACACTTTTCGACGGATTCATGCTGCAGCCGCCTTCATGTGATCCCACGCGTCGACGTTCCAGCCCGCCAGCCGTGCGTTGGCCCTCCAGCCTTCGACCAGCTTGCCCAAGTCCGGCGCCTTCATTGATGGGGGCAGGGAAGCATTGGGATCGCTGGGAAAGAAGAAAGCGCCGAAGCGCCGGTCGTTGCGTTCGGTCCAGGGTATTGAGCGCGTCTTCTCAACCTCCGAACTGATGAATAAGGAGAACTTCGTCTGACTCATCACGTGCTCTTTGTTGCGCTGGCACCATTCGAGAAACAAGGCATAGAGATCCGTTGAGAGACACGCGCCCCACAAATTCCGGCCGAGTTCGCCGTACTGCCAAAGGTGCAGAAACGTCTGCCAGCCCGCCCGGCTGAGTGCAACTAGGCGCTCACGCGATGCTGTGCTTGGCGGGCGGGTGCGTTCGTTAAACCCCCCCAGATCGACGCGCAGCAGCCAGCCATAAAGGGCTGCGACACCACCGTTCTCCAGCTCACGACCAATGGCTTTCTGCCGTGCAACTGGCAGTGTTTCCATGGGCCACATGACCAACATGCGCCGGTCGCTATCACTGATCGGCCAAGGCAGAATTTCATTGCTGAGAAACACCGCATTCATGTGGTTGGATTCTTCCCATCCGTTGATGAACTTCGATTCCATCCGCACGGTTTTTCCCGTGACCAGATGCTTGATCTTGCCGACTTGGTTGTAACGCTGATCGCGGCTGACGACCTCTTCGAACACAGCCCATAATTTGCGGCTTTGCCAGGCGTTGAAATTACTTTCCAGCTGTGTCTGCCCAACCGTGGCAGCGTACTGGCCGTAAAGTGCGCCAAACGTATCGGCGAACAGTAGGCTCTTGCCCGAACCTTCCATGGTGGAATGCATCAGGACAGCGGTATCCATCTTGGCGCCCAGATGCTGCAGCGGATACGCAAGCCAGCGCGTCAGCCACTGCGATGCGTTCGGGTCATGGTTGCAAAGGAAAGAGATCAACCACCGCAGATTCGCGCAGGCGTCGTCATCATCGACTGGCTCCATCGGCAAGCCATCAAACGTGTTGATATAAACGCCGGGGTCTTTGGTCATCGTCGGGTCGAACACGATATGCTCTACATCCACCACCCGCCGCTCTGGACTGTTCAGCCAAAAGCCGTAAGTCTCGCCAAGGGCCATTTTTACCGCGCCCTCGGCAATCCGGCGCTTCTTCTGGCGATCCCACACATCTTTGGTGCCGTCGATATAAACGTATCGCTCTGTTGGCGGCATACCGAAAGCCCCGCCCTTTTTGCCGGCCATCTTCCTGGCCTGCTCGATCTCCCGAACGTGGTCGTCGGCAATCAACTTCTTATGGGGATCGTCCAGCCATAACTTGGCCATCGCCTTACTAACCAATGCCTCAAATGCGGATTTCTTCATGGCCCGTGACTTGTCGCGGTCCCACACATGAGTGGTGCCCTCGACCAACGCAAAGCGGCGAAGTACTTGCTCAATACTCAGAACCTCCCCCGCCCCCCCGTCTGGTGCAGGAGCGGCCTCGCTGGGCATGCTCGGCTCGGCTGAATCGGCGGATGGGGTGGGGGGAAGATCGCTTACGCTGGGACGCGTTGATTGCATCCCAAGCATGCGCGCGGCTTCTTTGACCGCACGTGCCTGATCGCCACCGTGCTCCAGCAGGCAAAACACCTCGAAGGCGTCATTCTGGTGGCCGTTGGCAAGCGGGTCTGCGGCATGATGGGAATACACCTTGCCGTCGGCGACGGTGATTCCCGGCAGCCCGGTACTGCTCTGCGGGTACAACCATTTGCCACCACGCTTGGCGTAACCATGTGCGCGCAGCAGCTCTTGGACGTCATGTCCGCGATTGAACGCATCAATCACAGAAGGCCTGTTTCCCGTCACGACCGCTGGCTTGGCTTTCGCCTTGGCAGACGGCTTCGGCGCTTTCGGTAGCCATGGACACGCGGCTTCAGCATCTCGCTTGAAGATGTCCCAATTTTTCCAAACGTTCAGCAGATCGCCAATGAGCACCGGAAAACCAGAGGCGTCTGGCGCGGTGCGCCAGGTATACGGCTTGCCGGTACCGGGATGGATGGACGGAGGAAAAACATCTTGCACAAGCCCTGCCCTGAGTTCGAACACGGTAATGCGTTTGTAATTTTCAGCGTCAGCACGGTACAGGGCTTCGCGAGCAGTATCGCCCGCATCCCGCGCCGCGTTTGCCTTGAGCATGATTGATTTATGAATCGATCCGTCAGGGTCGTTTTCGTGGGGCCAGGACAACGCATGGCGTGTCAGGTCTAGACCGTCAGGAACCTGGAACAAGACACGGAAGCGCAGCGGATTGCCCACAACCGTGGGATACGCCAAAGCCAGTGCATCGAGGTCCATCTCGAGCAGCTCGTATAAAACATGGCGCGTCCATTGAACGTCGTCCACATCGAGCGAACAAATACGACTCGGGCCTAGCACCACACCAAGGTTGTGGTTCGGGTTCTTCTGCCAAAAAACTTCTGCTTTATCCGGGTCGACAATGTACCCGCCTGGCTGATTCCAGCCCCTACCCTTCGGACCTTTTTCACCAGGTTGAATGGGTACCAGTGCAAGGTTAAATGTTTCGGAGTATCGGCGCGCCCAAGTAGAGATTGGAGTTGGACGGTCAGTCATTGGCGACGCTCCCGGATCGCCTGGCAGATGATGCAAGTCACGCAGCCGGGAATTGCGAGGCGCCGTGGTTCCGGGATCGGCTCATCGCAGACCTCACATTCCTCCGCGCTAACGCTATTGCTTGGTCCGCGCTGACGGCGCTCAAGAGCCATCTGGAGCAGGTAGTCAGCGTGGTCGTTGGCCACATCAATGACGTCAGCCATCGTTGCGCTCCTCCATAGCCTGACGCGCGCCGGTCATAATGCCGAGCACTGCACGGATCACGTCGACTCCGTGCTTTTCAAGCAACGCGACCTCATGCAGCTCCCAAACTTGGTCAGCCGCGCCGCTGTGCATGCTGGTGACAAATTCACCTGTTTCAGCAAGCAACTCGCCAACAGCTTTGAGCGCATCTTTAGTAGCAGCCACTGCCTCCGGCTTGTACCAAACCGCGCCGGCAGGACGCATAAGCGCGTCAAGCAACAGCGGGCTGCCAGTGAGACGAATAACGTCTTCAAGCTCGTCCGGATTCAACCAGCGTCGCTCTTCATCCAGTTTTAGCTTCTTCTGCAGGGTGTCGTTATCCAGCACCATGTCGAACGCAAGCGCGGTGATCCCGCCCTTGTAATCGCGGCCTGCGCGGTAGAGCGCGTGCCGAAGTGAAAGGACCTGACCAGCGTCAGGCAAAAGATCCGTGCGACTCATAACCGTAAATACCCCTGTTACGGTGTAGCCATAAATCAGGGCGCGCCCTACTCTATGACCATGACCGATGCATGTGCTGTGTCGTCATAAGCCGGACTGGGGGAATCTTGTGGTGAGAGGCCCCAGTTCCGGCACCTTTTAAGCAGCCTTAGAACCGCGCAGGTAAGCCCAGTCAATGTCAGGACGTAGCACCTCACATATCACTGTTCCACGCGATTCGCGCTCGATGCTTACCGCCAGCGCCGCGCTCGCACGACGATTGCAGTAAGCGACTTGCCGCAATTGCCCCGCAGAGGTACCGCAACGCTTAGCGAACGCCTCTAAATCAGCTTTATCGAAAGCCTTTAAATATTCGTGCAAAGTCATGTGCACCTCCGTTCTGAATGTGCAGATTAGCAATTGCTAATGAGCACAGCAATAGCAAACCGTAATTTACTGTTTGCTAACGGAAAGCGATCATTGGGAAATGGATATCTACAAGCAACGAATCAAGGCGTTACGCCACGCAATGGCCGGCCTCAGCCAGAAGGATTTCGCTAACCAGTTCGGGTTGGACGCATCCTATTTGTCGCAGCTTTTGAACGGGCACCGCCAGCTCGGGGAAAAAGCTGCGGCAACACTTGAGGCTAAAATTGACCTTCTGCCAGGGACGCTTGTAGCACCGGACCAGTCAATCGAAGCTGCTCCGGCGCACGAAAAACCTCAAGGCAAAGTTGTGCCGATAGGCAAAAAAAAGGTGATGGAGTCACTCGGATTCATCACCATCCCGCACTTAAACGTTGCGGCGTCTATGGGGTCTGGTCGAGTCCCGGAGCACCCAATTAAGGTAATCCGCGATATCACAGTGCACCTTGATTGGCTCAAAACGCAGGGGCTTGCTTTCTCGAGTACTGAAAATCTCGCCATCATAAACGGCGACGGCGATAGCATGAATGGCACTTTCCGCGATGGGGATTCGCTCCTCGTTGATCGGGGCATCACAGAGATCCGCACTGACGCGGTGTATGTGTTTACGCTAGATGGCGACCTCTTCATCAAGCGTCTACAGCGCATGACCGGAGGAGCACTGCGAATGATCTCTGATAACCCCGTGTACCCGGCGATTATGATCGAGGGCTCAGACCTCGAAAAAATTCACATCCAAGCAAGAGTGTTGCTGGTTTGGAACGCGCGAAAGCTCTGACATCAAAATAGAAATCCGCTCAAGAAAAACCGACCCGCCAAGCGGGTTTTTTTACGTCTCGCAAAAAAAAGAGCACATTTGTACTCTTTTTAACTTGCCGTGATTCGCGAGCCAAACTACTGTATGTATATACATACAGCCAAGGAGGAACATATGGCAAAGCCCCAACAAAAACTACCGGATCCAGCGACGTCAATTGAAATGCTGGGAGCGCGCCTTCAGAAAATAATTAATGCTCCCGCAGCTCAAAAGGCACAAGCGGCGATCATCTACAAAGCGCCGGACGAACCGCAGGAGGACTGGAACCTAATTATGGAAGCCATCACCGAAACGGATGGCGTGTATGTGGCATTGGAAGAGGATGGCGGAACCCGGGTTTATTGGGACGTACCAGACAATGACTGACGAACAACAGAAACTAATTTAGCATCTGCTATTGCAAATTAATTTAGCTGTTGCTAATTTTAGCTCGTACCCCTCTCACCACAGAGTACGAGCCATGCAAACAACTCAGCACATCAACCGCTGCCCGGTGTACCTGCACCCGGCAGCGGCTTTAAGCCGCGAAGCTATCGCAGCCATTCAAAGCCAAACCAGCCTTCTCGTGATCGTCCAGCCAAAAAGCACTGCGGTGAAAGCAGTGCACCCGGCAAATGCTACGGATGATTTCGGGCCATGGGGAGGTGACGCCGCATGAAGCAGCTCCTGATCGGCATCACCGGCCCTGCCCGCTCTGGCAAAACCACAGCCGCCTCCCACTTGGCCCACGAACACGGCTTCGAGTGCTACGCATTTGCAGACCCTTTGCGCGACGGGATCATGGCGATTTTCAATCTCAGCCCTGAAGACCTAGAAGGCGACAAAAAAGAGCAGCCTATTGGCTGGCTAGGGCGCTCGCCGCGACAGCTCATGCAACTGCTCGGCACCGAATGGGGCCGCCACATGATTAGCGCGGACCTCTGGATCAATCTCGCTGAACAGAATTTAGACTGCCTGAGCGCTGTTTTCGACGCCGTTCCGGGCTTCGTCGTCAGCGATGTCCGCTTTGAAAACGAAGCCGACTTCATCCGCAAGCGTGGCGGAACGATCATCCACCTGTCACGCGCTGATGCAGGCGCGGTCAACCCGCACATCAGCGAGGACGGGGTATCACGCCATCCGGACGATCTGACACTGACCAACGATGGGAACCTTCGCGAATTCCTGGCAGCACTGGACAAGGTGCATCACGCGCTTCGTTTCCGCGATCTGCTGGCCGTTGCCTGAGGTATTCGTCATGAACCGCACCCTAGACCAAACAGCCGCTTTGCTCGGGCTCAAACCCCGCGCCTTCCGCACTAGGTTGCGGGAACTTGGCGTTCTTAATTCTTCTGGCGATCTCGCGAGTGCATACCGTGAGCGGGGCCTCATGTTCTCGGACCCTCGCATTCGCTGGAATCCAACCATCGGCAAGCCAGTGCATTACGCGGTCGTAATGGTGAAGGAAGACGGCGTTGAGTGGATCGCAAAAAAAATGAACATCAACATCACAAAAAAGGACGACGCGGCATGACTCTGAACGCAATCACTCACGCGGTCGGCGCCCTGAAGCTGGTGCCGATCTTTGTTAACAGCCCAACCATAATCAGCCGAGCAACGCTGATCGGCGCGACTTCCGAAGCCCTGAGCATGCTCGCAGGCTTACCGGCCGTGACTGCCGAACTGGCCGAAGTATTTCGCCTGGTCGATGCCGTCGTGCTCGAAGGCCAAGTCGCGTATATCACGCCGACTCGCTGCCCTGAACACCCATACGGCGCGGTGGTTGCCGACCATCAGGGCCGACTCTGCGCGACAGCTCGAGGGAAATCGGCACAAGGATTGGCGGAATTGATCCGCCTCCAGCTGGTGCCCCAACAGGAGGGGTTCGGGGAGGTTTTAGCGTGAGTATCACCCTAGACCTTTTGCGCCAAGAGTTCGCCACACCATGCCCAACGTTGAGCGCGGTTCGCGAACGCTACTTCTCGCATATTTCGAGTGATCGTTACCTGCTCCGCCGAATAAATGCAGGCGGCATTGACCTAAAGGTCACGCGGCTAGGCAGCTCCGGCAAAGGCCAGCCGGGGGTGTATCTGCACGACCTCGCGACCTATCTGGACGCTCAGGCGAAGTCGAAAGCGGCTTGATTTAAGGTGCCCGCTGCCTCCCAGCGGTAACAGATTATTGAGGCACAGCACATGAAGCCCACAGACACAGCCGAGTTCATTAACGAACTCAACGCAGGCGTATTCGCCGACCAAATCGGCCGCGCACTTTCCGAAGTGGCAGCAGGCGTTGTCGACAACGGCAAAGCAGGACAAGTGACCGTGACGTTCAGCCTGAAACAGATTGCAAGCAGTCACCAGGTGACCGTCAACCACAAGCTCGCCTTCAAGATCCCCACCAAGCGGGGCAGCATCGTTGAAGACACCGCACTCGACACGCCGATGTATGTAGGCGAAGGCGGACGCCTAACCCTGTTCCCTGAAACACCGGCAGCCGAGCAGTTGTTTGACCGCCAAGCAGCACCTATCAACGCTCGAGCCTAAAAACCGCTACTCCATCCCTCTCACCACGTAGGAATGATTCATGGAAGCCAAAGCAATTCAGTTGATCCAAGAAACCGCCATCCAGGCACATGCCAAAGCGCTGGACACCCACACCCCGACCATCGCCCTGTCGCGAGAAAGCGCTGTTCACAGCTTGGAAAAATTCCAACTGAACCGCAGCCGCTTTCGCGGTGCTCTGACTACCAGCTCCCTGCCAGACTTCAGCTCATATGTAACCGCGCAAACTGACGGCAATACCTGGGGCTTTGTAGACAGCGAATGCATGACCTGCACCGTCGTCTTCAACCTCGGCGATCAGGACACCCCCGGTCACGGCGATTTCACCGCGACATTAACGCTGAAGAAGACTGCCGCCTTCGTCGCCATGGAGCGCGCCGCCGCCTCGAAACATTCGCAAAAAGAGCTCAGCGACTTCGTTGAAGACTGGGCACCGAACCTCAAAGCGCTTGATGCAGAGGGCAAAGAAATTGATTTGCGCCGTGCTGCTGGGGCAATCCGTTCGATCACCATCGAACAGGCCCGCAAAAGCGAGCATGTGGTCGGAGATATGAGCTCGTCCCGATCCGCCATGGACCAGATCGAAGCCAAATCCGCCGAC